TGATGATGCTTATATCATAGGCTACCACAATGGATACCATGATGTAGGTTATAACAATACATATGATGTAGATAAACAACCACAACTACGTATCAAGTACTTACATGGGCATAAGGATGGGTGTCAGCTGAAGAGAGATGAGGAGTTTACTGAGGACTTTGCACTAGAGGTAGCAGAGAATGAGATGGATATGTTAGAGAGAATAGAGAAACATGGGTGGACTGCATGACAGACTTAATAGTAATGATATGGATAGCCTTGATGGTAACGGTGTCAGCAGTAGGTATGTATAATGGTTACTCAATGATAGGTACACAGTTTGTATTAATGATACTAGGAGTTGTATCCATAAGCATATCAGGAATCATGTACAGTTAAACAATGTTAAAGGGGGTCACACTATGGTTGTAACTTTAGAAACAGATCAGTCCCTCATTGAGGAACAACTTCAACTAGAGACTGACATGATGACAGGTGGTATACACCGTTTCAGAAAGATAAAAGATGTGGCAGTTGACAAGGGTAAGGAGTCACACACACCACATGGTAGAGCAATAGTATCTAGACTAGTACAAACTGTATCCAATGCAGTGATAGAGTTCATTAAGAATCCAACTAATACCTCACGAGATATTGCATGGAAAAATTTAAAGCAGATGGACACTGAACAAGTTGCATACCTTGCACTAGTCACACTAGTTGATAGCATTAGTAGAAAGAATACTCTACTGTATGTAGCTAGAACTATAGGCAGTAGCCTTGAGATACAAGACAGACTAGACAAGTGGATACACAGTGAAGGAGATGTAGCTAACAACACCATCAAGCTTGCGATGAAGAAAGCATACGGAGCTAGACGGTTTGGTCTGACTAACAAGATGAACAAGGACGGATACAAGGCTACTGAATGGCTGAAGTCTGAACGTGTACATGTTGGGTTCAAGTTAGTTGACTTGATCATACAGAGTACAGGTGTCATCAAGTTAGATACACAACAGACTGAACGTAAGAGAAGAGCAACGTATGTTGTACCAACTGAAGATACTCTTGAATGGATAGATGCATTCAATGAATACATGGAAGGCTCAAGACCTAGATACTTACCATGTGTTATACCACCTAAAGATTGGACAGCAGTTAAGGGTGGTGGCTATCATGGTCACGACATAGATGAACTACCTATAGTTAGGAGAAAGTAATGAGCTTAAAGACACACTTAAGTAGACTAGAACAACAAGACTTGACTGATGAGTACGCATGTCTCAATGCTCTCCAACATACAGAGTGGAGGATCAATAAGAATGTACTCAATGTTATACGTAACATGTGGAACAATGGACAAGAGGTGGGCAATCTACCTGCTAGAGAAGACTTACCTCTACCTACCTACAACTTTGGTAAAGAACCTAGTGAGATGAACGATGAAGAGAGAGTTAGATTTAGAATCTGGTCACGTAAACGAGGAGAGATTTACTCACATAATAATCGTAGTGTTAGTAAACGTATACAAGTTGAACGTACTCTCCAAGTAGCTGAACAGTTTGTTAAGTACGATAGGTTCTACTACGTGTGGCAGAATGATTTCAGGTCACGTAAGTATGCAAGCAGTACGTTCCTCACACCACAGTCAGCTGATTGGAGCAAGAGCCTACTAGAATTTGGTGAATCTCTACCTATAAACAATTGGGATGATGCAAGGTGGTTGTGTATACATGGTGCAAACCTGTATGGTAACGACAAGATAACCTTAGACAGACGTGAGTCATGGGCATGGGACTTTGTTGATGAAGCACATAGAATTGCAGACAACCCACATGATAATCAATTGTGGTTGGAAGCAGACAAACCATTTCAATTCCTAGCTTGGTGCTATGAGATGTCAGCCCTAACTAAACAGGGTTGGGGTTACCACACTAGGCTACCTGTCTCAGCTGATGGTAGTTGTAATGGATTGCAGCATCTGTCAGCCATACTAAGAGATGAGCTAGGTGGGTTAGCTACCAACCTCATACCATCTGAGTTACCTCAAGACATATACACACAGGTTGCTGAACAAGCTACCCAACGTATAAGAGAAGAGGATACTGAACTAGGTAGGTTATGTTTAGAGTTTGGTATAGATAGGAAGTTAGCTAAACGTCCTGTCATGATAGTCCCTTACTCTGGTACTAAACATGCATGTCGTTCATACATAGAGGAAGCCATCAAGGAGAAGATCAAGTCAGGTACACCTAATGTATTTGGAGATGATATGTTTGCTGTCACTCACTACCTAGCAGGACACATATGGGACAGCATCAGTGGTGTGATTGTATCAGCACGTAAGGTGATGGACTATGTCAAGAGTGTAGGTGATGTGTACTCTAGCATGGGTAAGCACATGGAATGGATAACACCTACAGGTTGGATAGTCATGCAACAGTACAGTGAGGTACAACAGAAGAGGATTAAGACACACATCAACGGAGAGGTAGTATCACTATCCTTTCCTAAAGATAAGAAAGACACAGTTAACAAGCAGAGGACAGGGTTAGGTAGTAGTCCTAACTTCATCCACAGTTTAGATGCTTCTGCTTTGACACGTACTATTAACAAAGCTACTAAGGTAGGGATGCAAGACTTTGCTATGGTTCATGACAGCTACGGTACACACAGTAGCAACATGCCAACGTTGTCTAACATCTTACGTGAAGAGTTTGTTAGTATGTATGAAGAGCATGATGTTCTTAATGAGCTAAGAGATCATGCAATCAAGACACTAGGTACTGAGGATGTTCCTCTCCCACCAAGTATGGGTAACCTAGATATCCGTAACGTACTGAAGTCAGACTATTTCTTTGCTTGATTTCTAAAGTTACAACCTAGCCAGTAGGCAAAACACGTAGCAATAAGGAGAATTATATGCTAGTAATAAAAGGAAAATCCCTGTGGTCTAAGGTCTTTGATCCAGACACAAGGTTCGTTGAAGAGGGTGAGTATTCTACACAGGTAGTAGTACCTGAAGCAGAAGCTGCCCAAGTTTGTGAGCAACTTGAAGCACTCATTGATGAGGAGTTCAACAAGATTGTCAAGGACAAGCCAGCACTCAAGGCTACCCTGTCCAAACGTCCAGTGACTGAGCCAGACATTGATCAAGATGGTAATGCAACAGGTAATGTTGTGTTCAAGTCTAAGCTTAAAGCTAAGATCAGGTCTAAGACAGGAGCTACATACAATCAGAAGGTCAATGTTGTGGATGCTAAACGTAATCCAATGACAGGAGATCAGTTGATTGGCAATGGTTCAGTTGTTAAGATAGCAGTTGAGCCTGTCACCTACTACATGGCAAGCAGTAAGCAGGTAGGTGTGTCACTAAGACTGAAAGCAATGCAGGTCATTGACTTGATTGAGCATGGTGTACCATCAACTGACTCTCTGTTTGAGGAGGAAGATGGGTTCGTTGCTAAAGCTATAGCAAAGGACACACCTACTACAGACTTTGACGATGTAGATACTGAAGGTAAAGCTAGTGACGAAGGGGACTTTTGAAGAACAGGTTATCTCAGACCTAGTAGTACGATTAGTTCCACATGAGTATGAGCCATTAAAATTATCATACTATGTGGAACGTAACTACATCCCTGACTTAAGAGTAGGCACAATGATAGTAGAACTTAAAGGATACTTTAGACAAGACAGCCAACGTAAGATGAAGGCAGTCAAGGCACAGCATCCTGAACTTGATATACGTTTTGTATTTCAGAAAGCAAGTTCTACTATTCAAGGTGCTAAGAAAAGGAAGGATGGTTCTAAGATGACCTGTCAACAATGGGCAGACCGTAATGGTTTTATATGGGCAGAGCAAACAATACCAGAGGAGTGGTTAAAATGAGTGTGATTGACGTAACAGAACTGATTGAATCAACGATAGATTTACAAGCAGAGTTCACAGATAATGGACTAAGTGTGTCAGTCTATGTAGATGATGTTGAAGTTAAACACGAAGCTAACTATGAGGACATGGCTTTAGATATGGTAGGTGATCCTTCTAAGTACGATGACGAATCATTGGAAAAAATTATTGAAGGACTTGAACACATGGCTAAGTATTTAAAGGAGAGCATGGGAGATGCATGATGACAGTGAGTTTATAAGACACGAAGAGTGTCCTCACTGTGGCAGTAGTGATGCCAATGCTTTGTATAGTACAGGCAAACACTACTGCTTCTCTTGTCAGGTAGTAACTTACCCAGATAACAATGAAGAAGGAGTGATAGCAGTGACTACACAGAAAGCAAACGTTGCCTTCCTACCCATTGAGGTAGTGGCATTAAACAAAAGAAAGATAACTGAGAAGACAGCCAAGCACTGGCAGTATGGACTCTCCACTTACAACGGAAGTAAGGTACAAGTAGCCAACTACTATGACAAGCAAGGCACACTACAAGCACAGAAGATTAGGTTTCCTAACAAAGACTTCCTTGCTTTAGGTGACATGAAGAAGGTAGGTCTATATGGTGAGCACCTCTGTCGTGATGGTGGTAAGATGATTACCATTGTTGAAGGAGAGTTAGATGCTCTATCACTTAGTCAAGCCTTTGATAACAAGTGGTCAGTTGTCAGCATACCATCTGGTATAGACTCAGCTAAAAAATCTATAGCTAAATCATTGGAGTGGTTGTGTTTGTATGATACCATTGTTATTATGTTTGACAATGATGAGGTAGGTAAGAAAGCTGCAATAGAAGTAGCTAGTATTCTACCACCAAGTAAGGCTAAGATAGCCAAGCTCCCACTTAAAGATGCTAGTGATATGGTACAGGCAGGAAGAACTGCTGAACTTATTGATGCAGTATGGGGAGCAAAGACATACAGACCAGACGGTATCGTAGCAGGTACTGATGTATGGGAGATAGTAAGTACCACTGATGATAAGCAATCTATATCTTATCCTTACACTGGTATACAAGAGAAGACAGGTGGCTGTCGCAAGGGTGAGATAGTGACAGTCACTGCAGGTAGTGGCATAGGTAAGTCACAACTAGCTAGAGAGTTTGCTCATAGCTTCATCATGCAAGGACAAGTCATAGGTTACATAGCCTTAGAAGAGAATGTTAAACGTACGTCATTAGGTCTAATGTCTATTGAGTTAAACAAACCATTACACATACAGTCAGATGATGTACCAATGGAGGAGTTAAGACATGCATTCATTAATACGGTTGGTTCAGGTAGGGTTTTTATGTATGATCATTGGGGGTCTACTGACTCTGACAATCTCCTATCTAAGATTAGATATCTCGTCAGAGGTTGTGGATGTGATTACATTATCCTTGATCACATTAGTATTGTTGTCTCTGGCTTAGAGGGTGGAGATGAAAGACGTATGATAGACAACACGATGACTGCCTTACGTTCCCTAGTAGAAGAACTCAACTGTGGTTTGATACTAGTGTCACACCTTAAGAGACCATCAGGTGACAAGGGACATGAGGATGGAGCACAGACTTCTCTTGCTCAACTAAGAGGGAGTGCTGCAATAGGTCAGCTATCAGACATGGTGATAGGATTAGAACGTAACCAACAAGACAAAGACAAACCTAACGTCAGTCAAGTTAGAGTACTGAAGAACAGGTGGTCAGGTGAGACAGGACTTTGTTGCTCACTACTATATGATACAACAACAGGCAGAATGAATGAGGTACATTTCCCTGATGAAGAAGAAGATGAAGTAGAATTTTAATTAGTGCAGAGACACGGAGAAAGAAATGGAATTAATATTTGATATAGAAGCAGACAACTTACTTGATGATGCTACCACTGTGCATTGTATAGTATGCAGAGATATAACATGGGACACAGAAAAGGTATACACCTTTGAACCAGACCAGATAAAGGAAGGGCTTGTGTTCCTATCTAAAGCAGACACACTCATTGGTCATAACATTATTGACTACGACTTGCGACTGCTTAAGAAGTTATATGGATTCACATATGAAGGTAACGTTATAGATACATTAGTATGTTCAAGAACTATATGGTGTGATGTAAGAGAGATAGACATTAAGCTACTTAGAAACAATAACTTTCCTCAGAAACTTATGGGCAGTCATAGCCTTAAGGCATGGGGATATAGACTAGGAGAATTAAAAGGTGAGTTCAATACTGGTAGTGAAAGCTTTGCAGTCTTTACCCAAGACATGTTACAGTACTGTGTACAAGACACACAAGTTACAGCCAAACTGTATCGTAAGATTGTGGAGAAAAATTTTAGTAAAGAAGCACTAGAGTTAGAGACTAAGATACACACTCTACTACTAGATCAACAGGAGTATGGCTTTCCTTTTGATGTGGATACTGCTAAAGAACTATGGTTCAAGTTAGCATCACGTAAGTCAGAGCTTGAAGATAAACTAGTTGCTACCTTTGAGCCTACGATAGTAGAGTTAAAGACTAAGACTAAGACCATACCATTCAACCCAGCTTCACGTATGCAGATAGCAGACAGACTAATGAAGAGAGGTTGGATACCTGAAGCCTTCACTGATAATGGTGAACCTAAAGTAGACGAGACTATCTTAGCAGGGATTGATATACCAGAAGCACAGATGTTAAACGAGTACCTCCTACTTAACAAGAGGATAGGTCAGTTAGCTACAGGTAATCAGGCTTGGTTAAAGCTAGAAAAGAATGGACGAATGCATGGACGTGTTAATCATATGGGTGCTGTTACTTCTCGTTGTACTCATTCCAACCCAAACGTTGCTCAAGTACCTAGTGTTGGTGCACCCTACGGTAAAGAATGTAGGGCATTGTTCCATGCTCCTAGTGGGTATAGTCTTCTTGGTGCTGATGCCAGTGGTCTTGAGCTACGGTGTCTTGCTCACTACATGGCTGCTTATGATGATGGCTCATATGCTAACACCGTAGTCAACGGTGACATACATACCATCAACCAAGAAGCAGCAGGTCTACCTACTAGAAACAATGCCAAGACTTTTATCTATGGATTCCTATATGGATCAGGTGATGAGAAGACAGGTAAGATAATAGGTAAGGGTGCTAAAGAAGGTAAGGCAATCAAGAAGAAGTTCCTTGCTAAACTACCTGCACTTAAGAAACTTAAGACTGCTGTGTCTAAGGTAGCAGACGAGAGAGGTTGGGTTAAAGGTTTAGATGGACGTGTCATACCAGTTAGGCATAGTCATGCTTCACTCAACACTCTGTTACAATCAGCAGGTGCATTGGTGTGCAAGACTTGGTATGTATTTATAGCAGATGCTATTAAAGAACAAGGACTTGATGCAAAGATAGTAGCATTCATTCACGATGAGGTACAACTAGTAGTTAAGGAAGGACAGGAAGATGATACAGGGAGACTTATTCAGTCATGCATGTATAGAGTTGAAAAGCACTTCAACTTCAGATGCAAACTCGACAGTGATTACAAGTATGGACGAAACTGGGCAGACACACATTGAAGCAGTAACCTGTAATGTATGTAATATCATGCAACCTATAGCTAAGTTTACTGTACTAACTTCAGGTGAGATAAAAAGAAAGTGTAGGTCTTGTAGATCAGGTCAAGAAAAAGTGGTACAAAGATTAAGGAAAGAGAACCCTTATCCACCTGATGATTACTGCTGTTCTATATGTGAAAGAGATATGAATGAGATAGGTAAGTATGGTCAACCTAGACTACAACGTTGGGTACTAGACCATTGCCATGTTACTAATACATTCAGAGGTTGGTTGTGTGGTAACTGTAACACAGGACTAGGTGGCTTTAAAGATGATTCAGTTAAAGTACTAAGAGCATACAACTATTTGAAAGGACATACACCATGAGATGCTGGCACTGTAACACAGAAGTAATATGGGGTGGTGACCATGATGATGATGACGGAGAGTTTGATTACATAGTATCTAACTTCTCATGTCCTAACTGTCCCACACATATAGATACATACTTAAACGTAGGAGAACATAATGAAACGACTACTGATTGATGGAGACATCATAGCATACAAAGCTGCAACTAGTGCAGAGACACCTGTTAATTGGGGTGATGGACTATGGACTTTACATTGTTATGAAGATGATGTTAGAGTTAGGATTGATGATCAGATTGCTAAGTTAATGGAAGCACCAGTTGAAGATCATATCGTAGGTCTGACTGATACAACTAATTATCGTAAGACAATAGCACCCTACTACAAACTCAACCGTAAGAAGATACGTAAGCCTATGCTACTTGGTTGGGCTAGAGACTACATGGTTGAAAATTATAATACTGCAATATGGAAAGGACTAGAAGCTGATGACATACTTGGTATACTTGGTAGCCAAAGTAACGACAATATTATATGGTCTACAGATAAAGACCTACTCACTATACCTGCACTGCATTGGATTGATGGAGCAGTTGTTGAAATATCTAAAGAGAAAGCAGATTATAACTTCTTTTATCAAACCCTTGTTGGTGATACTACTGACAACTACAAAGGTTGTCCTCAAGTGGGTGCTGTCAAAGCTCAGAAAATTCTTGAGGAAGGTTGTACGTGGGAGAATGTTAGAGATGCGTTCCAAAGTAAGGGGCTATCAGAAGAGGAAGCCTTAGTGAATGCAAGACTAGCACGGATACTACGTGATGGTGAATACAATAAAGAAACAGGTGAAGTAAAACTATGGACACCCAACTAAGACACATGGAGTACATGAAGATGAAAGCAATAGAAGAAGATATGGTTAACAATCCACCTCATTATAATACAGGTAAGATAGAAACTATTGACTACATAGTAGATGCACTAGGTGATTGGGAAGCAGTAAGTTATTGTCAAGGTAATGTTATTAAGTATACAGGAGCTAGGTTATTTGCTAAAGGTAATCCTATACAAGATGCAGAGAAAGCACTGTGGTATCTTACTAAGATGATAGAGTTAATGAAGAAAACGAAAGGAAAAAACTGGTAATGGAATTTGAAAAGTATCAACGACTAGCACAGGGAACAGCTATCTTCCCAAAGCATCAAGCATTAGAGTACTTAGCTCTAGGTTTAACTAGTGAATCAGGTGAGGTAGCAGGTAAGGTAAAGAAACTTATACGTGACGGAGAAGATAAAGAAGGTTTCTTAATGAAGAAGGATGAGATTGCATTTGAGATAGGTGACGTGCTATGGTACTGTGCTATGATGGCTACTGAAGTAGGTTATACTTTAGAAGAAATAGCTGAGATGAATCTAAAAAAACTAGCTGACCGTAAGGAACGTGGAACATTAAGTGGAAGTGGGGACGAAAGATGATAAGTAATTATTTACCAACAGATTATCAAACCTTCATAGCCACTAGTAGATATGCTAGATGGTTAGAAGATGAGAATAGAAGAGAGACATGGGGAGAAACAGTAGGTAGATACTTTTCTTTCCTCCAGAAAACAATACAACTAGAAGATAAGTCTTGGAAAGAACTAGAAGAAGCAGTCTTAAACTTAGATGTCATGCCTAGTATGAGAGCCTTGATGACTGCAGGACAAGCTGCTGAGAGAGACAACACTTGTATTTATAATTGCTCCTACCTACCAGTGGATCACATTCGTGCCTTTGATGAAGCTATGTTTATACTACTATGTGGTACAGGTGTAGGCTTTAGTGTAGAGAGACAGTCAATCTCCAAGCTACCAGAGATACCTAAATTTATACATAAGAGTAATGATGTTGTATATGTAGAAGATAGTAAAGAAGGTTGGGCTAAAGCTTTACATAAATTAATATCACACTTGTACACAGGTGACATACCTAAGTGGGATACATCTGGTGTACGTCCTGCAGGTGCAAGACTCAAGACCTTTGGTGGTAGAGCATCAGGTGCTGCACCATTAGAAGACTTGTTTAGATTTGTGGTAGAAAAATTTAAGGAAGCTACAGGTCGTAAGCTTAACTCTCTTGAGTGTCATGATATCATGTGTAAGATTGGTGAGGTTGTAGTTGTAGGTGGAGTAAGACGTTCAGCTATGATCAGCTTGTCTAACTTAAGTGATGGACGTATGGCTAAAGCAAAGTCAGGTAACTGGTGGGAGTATGAAGCACAGAGAGCATTAGCTAATAACTCTGTAGCTTATACAGACAAGCCTAACATGGAAGGGTTCATGAGAGAATGGTTATCTCTAGTAGAATCTAAGTCAGGTGAAAGAGGTATCTTCTCTAGGGTTGCAGCAGACAACCACGTTAAGATGAATGGACGTAGAGAGACAGGTCATGAGTGGGGTACTAACCCATGTTCAGAGATAATCTTAAGACCATACCAGTTCTGTAACCTTACTGAAGTTGTAGTACGTGAGTCTGATACTAAAGAAACTCTTAAGAATAAAGTTAGACTAGCTACTATCTTAGGTACTATACAATCTACCTTTACTAAGATGCCATACTTACGTAAGATATGGGAGACTAATACAAAAGAAGAAAGACTACTAGGTGTATCCTTAACAGGTATCATGGACAACAGAGTAATGTCCCACACTTTAGATAGTAAGAAATGGTTAAAGGAAATGAAACAAGTAGCTATAGATACTAATGAAAAGTATGCTAAGTTCTTTGACATACCTATATCAACTGCTATCACATGTGTCAAACCTTCTGGTACTGTTAGTCAATTAGTTGACAGTGCTTCTGGTATACATGCTAGACACAGTGACTACTACATCAGGACTGTACGTGGAGATAACAAAGACCCACTAACACAGTTCTTAAAGGATAGTGGTATCCCTTCTGAACCATGTGTGATGAAGCCAGACTCTACTACAGTGTTTAGCTTTCCTACTAAGTCACCTACTGGTTCTGTTACACGTAATGTTATGACTGCATTAGATCAGTTAGAGTTGTGGAAACACTATGCTTTAAACTGGTGTGAACATAAACCTTCTGTTACTATTACTGTTAGAGATGCAGAGTGGATGGCAGTAGGAGCATGGGTATATGATAACTTTAATATATGTTCTGGTATTTCTTTCTTACCTCACAGTGATCATACATACAACCAAGCTCCTTATCAAGATATAACTAAGGAAGAGTATAATGCATTCAAGGAACAGATGCCTACTACAATTAATTGGAAGGCTTTATCTGATTATGAAAAGGAAGATACGACTACAAGTAGCCAAACTTTAGCATGTTCTGCTGATGGCTGTGAGATAGTAGATATCTAAAGTTACAACATTAGCGAAAGTTTGCGTACATGAAACTACTAGGCAATGATTTTAACATCACAGATGGATTACTTAACCATCTAACTATGTTATTCCCTAACAAACTTCCGTTTGAACAAGTTACCCCTGAAGAACTAGCATTTCTTAGGGGGCAACAGTCTATCATTCAGAAGCTTGTTGAATTACAAAACCAAGATTACAACACGGAGGATTAAAAATGGGTGGATTATTTGGAGGTGGCAGAAGTCCTGCACCTTTACCAACACCAGCTAGACCAGTAACAGCTGTGTCTAAAACACCTGACATAGAACTGGATGATACAGATTTAGAGTCAGAAAGTCTTAATAAAAAGAAGACAGGTAAAAAAGGATTAAGAACAGACATTGCAATGGATAGTTCTACACAAGTAGGTAGTACTGGACAAGGGTTGCAGATACCAAAAGGATAATAATATGGGTGCACCAGCAAAACCAATTAAGAAGATTGTTAAAGCAGTCAAGAAACCAGTTAAGAAGATTGTTAAAGCAGTCAAGAAACCAGTTAAGAAGGTTGTTAAGTTTGTAGATAAAAAAGTAGTTGAGCCTTTGGAAAAACCAGTTAAGAAACTAGTTAAAGAAATAAAAGACTTACCTAAAGATATAGTTAAGGTAGTTAAAAAACCTATTACAAAATCTAAACCA